CAGGTGCATGCGGGCTGATGCCAAATCAAGCGGTTCGCCCACCGGCGGAGTAATGAGAATATAAGCCATATTTATTCAAATAGCAGGGCTGGAGCGGCGTGACATTGCCGCTCCATAGCGTGCTACACGGCTCCGGGGGTTATGGGGTCCGCAACTTCGATGACTTCGGCCATGTTCAAATCCACATAGCGGCGTGTCTCTTCGGTGAGTTCGTATTCGCCATCCTTGGCGAATTTCATTGCACCGGTATCGTGTACGTCCTGGTTAAATTTAACTTTGTACATGCTGGCTCCTGATTATTTGCCTGAATTTGCGGCTTGGGCTGCAGCTAAATCAGCGGCAGCTTGATTAATTGCAGCCTGATCGGCAACCAGCTGATCAGCGGCGGCTTGGGCGGCTGCTTGATCGGCAGCTAATTGCATAGAGGCTGCCAATGCGGCGGCTTGGGCGGCTGCCTCATCGGATACGGCCGCATCTGCGGCTGAAATCGGTGGGGGGCTTACCAGCGTGCTGTCTACCGAAGTGGTAAAACCAAAATTCAAAGTAACGCAACGGTCGGTATCTGCGTTTTGCGCATAACTATTTCCGGCTACGTATTTGATTTCGCCTAATTCACAAAAATCAGTGTGGAAAGTGACTGCCTTTACTTTTGCCATTGCATTCTCCTAAAGGCGGGGTTTATAAACCCCGCCGCAAGTTAGATAACCTGTGCTACGCCAACCTGGTTGAGCGCAGATGCCGGCAGATTTTTTGCAACACCACCGGTTACCTGAGCTGCAACCAACGTGGCAGCTACACCTACTGTGATAGTTAGGTTGAAGTAGTTGAAGCCGTTGTTGATGTCCATCTCAGGTGCCCTCAAATTTACCAGCACTTGGCGGTTGTTACCGCCCGCTGCCACTAGCTGCGTAATGGCTTTACCTGCAATTGCTTTTGCGCCCGCACCAGCCGCACTGGTGGCTTGTTGCAAATTGGCGTCTACGGTAGCGAGCGCGCCAAATGCGCCGACTTGGATGGCGGCTTGGAAACGTTCAAAGTTGGCAGCTGAAATCCAGCCGGTGGAAACTGATCCGGCGGCTTGCGAAACCGGATCAACTGTTGCGAGCAGGGCTAGCTGCTCTGAGATTTTGGCATTTGGGAACATAGTGTCTTTTCCTTTTCAGAAGATGAATTGAGAAAACCGGATTGCGCCGGTTTTTCTTTTATCGGGCAGCCAGGGTAATAAAATGGCTGCGAGTATTTGCGCTTTTTGGTGGAACAACCGGTTTGCTCAAAATTGGCTTCCCGTTTAAACGGAAAGTGAATTTGAAAGCTGTCGCGTCCGCATCAAAGTACAGATGCATCGAAGTGGCAGTTTGAATGCCGCCGGCCTTGGTGATAGTGCGATAGCCTTGCAAGGAAACTAGATTCAAATCCCCTTGCGAACTAAACGCATTAGCGTGCTCACTCAATATTAATGGGCGACCTTTCAGCATGCCAAAGCTGCCTTGTGCGGCGTTTTGTGTCGGCAGGAAGATTGGGAAGTTACCCAACGTCATCGCTTCCAGCGCGGTGAGGATATCGGGGTTGCCTATCCATACTGCGTTCTTCATTTGGCCGACCAGCAGACGCGTCACCATGTTGCTGATGTTTGTGGCTGATACGGTGCCAGTAGCCTGAGCTGCGTCTTTGGCCTGAATGATAGTTGCGAGTGAGTTGAGCGCGCCGAAGGGTTTGCCCACACCGTCGCCAAACAGAATGGCTTCATTGGTGCGGTAGGTAATGCGCTCGGGTGCCACATTTTGCAGATATGAGCCAATTGCAAAACCATCATCAATCATTTCATTGGTGACCGGTACGAGCGCCATCAATTTTTGCAAGATCATCGCGTCATTGCCAATGATGGGTTTGCTTTGGTTTGGCACACCCGCTTCAGACTGCCAATACACCTGTACGCCGGCTGTACCCCAGGGTGTTGATTCGTCTTTTGGGAAAATCATGCTGTTACCGGTGATCTCGGTATTTTGAGTCAATGGCAACAAGCTGTCTTCGCCCAGCGACAAACGCCAAATATCGGCTGAGAATTGCGGTGGAATGGCAAATCCGCCATCTGCGCCGGCGGCTTCATTGCCGAATGTGGAGGGGGCCGCCGCATTGAAGCTTAGGCGTTTATCCACTGTGCCTTTAACTTTAGTCTGTGCAACTGATTTGGCGAAATCGCCAAAGCTGTGAAAACCGCGCCTGGGATCGTTTTCGATATTCTCAGTAACTTGATTTCCCAGTACGGCAGAGATGCCCACTTGCGCTTCGGCAGCGATTAGTGTGTGTTCGCGGTCGATGGCGGCATTGGTCGCGGCGATCTGTGCGCTGATAGCGTCGAACTGGGTAATTTCTTCCGCGTTCAAATCGCGGGCTTCTTTGTCACCAATATCGGTAATGGCGCGCGCTGAGGTTACCAGCGTGGCTTTTTTACTTTGTAATTCACGAAGTTTCTTGCTCATGACATTTTCCTTTTTAAAAAATAAAAAACCGCCCAAAAGGCGGTTGCTTGGTTTGACACGATCTGCCATCGGGCAGCGCCACCCGCATTGGCGGGCAACGGGTGGCTGTGTCTAGCCGATAATATCGAGCTCGCGTTTTGCGGAAGCGAGCCGTGATGCGCTGGCGCGTGAAGCGGCCTTGGCATCTTTTTGCATCTTGGTGATCACGTCATCAAAGGTCATGATGCCGTCGACCATTTTTTCAGCCAGGGCAGCATCTGCGCCGAGTACTCGACCTTGACCCATGCCATTGCGAACATCATTGATGCTCACGCCACGTCCTTTGGCTACACCTTTGGTGAAAGCGCTGTAGTAATCGTCTACGCGCGATTGCATGAAGGCTTGCGCCTCATCATCCAAAGGCGTGTACGGGTTGCCTTCAACCTTGAATTTGCCGGCAGAAATCAGCGTGGTTTTAACGCCTGCTTCGTCCATGGCCTTCGACCAATCTTCATGTGCTTGCCATACGCCGATGCTGCCCACTTCGCCGCCCGGGGTAACATAAAATTCTGATGCAGCACAGCCTACCCAGTAGGCAGCAGATGCAGCGAGACTATTTGAAATTGCCACGATTTGTTTTTGACCGCGAGCGGCCATGATTTCACTGGCTAATTCTGTTACGCCATAGACGCTGCCGCCGGGACTGTCGATATCAATAAGGATGCTACCGATTGAAGGATCTGCCAATGCTTCACGTAAGGATTGAGTAAAAAGCTGCGTACTAGCGGAGCCGCCGCCGGAAATAGCATCGACCATGTTGCCGCGCTGGGTGACGACACCATAAAAAGGCAATACGGCAATTGCACCGCCGCCGGCCGCGACATTGTTGGCTTGTTTTGAACTTCTGGATTGCCTGTCTTCGTCAATTTTAGCCATGATGGAATCGGCAGCGGGTTCGCCTTTTTGCCAACGTCCAAGTACGCCGGCGAAAGCTTGCAAGCGTTCAGGCATTAATGCCCAAGGTGTGGATAAAAATTCGGCGATCAAGATGGCGCACTTCATGCGGATTCTCCAAGCTTTAATAGTGATGCAGTTAAGTTTTCAAGCGTGATGCCTTGTTCCAGCGTTGCTTGCCATGCATTCACTTTTTCAAGTGATACGGCCATGGCGGCAACGATCAATTCGGTGTCGACGGCGCCGGATTTCACAATGCGGCGTGCAATGCGGCTGGCGTTGCCGGATAACACCGCATGCAAACGGGCTGCTGATTCTTTTGCATCACCTGTGTGATCTGTTGAGTCGGCTGTGTCTTTGGGTTCGGCTTGTTCCTGCACAGGCAATTCAGTCGCTTCAGCATCGGCTTCCAAATCTTCAGCTTCGTTTTCTTCAACCATATTCAGCGGTCTGAGCGGTTCATCAAGGCCTTCAAGTGGTTCGTAGCCTTCCATATCGCGCGCTTCGTTACGTGTCAGCCAGCCATCCAGAATGCCGCCGTGATAATAGGCGCGGCGAGCGGCAGAGTCGCCCTTAAGCAATACGCGGTAATCGTATTCGACGTCGATTTCTTCATCATCAAATAGTAATTCTGCAGTAATGCTTGCGCAGTTGCGTGCGCCGCGTGGCAGAAGGGCATCCTGAATATATTCCAATGCCTGCTGTTCGATGTTGCTGAACGTGGCTTTTTCCAAATCGCCGATTTTGTGCGGTGGTACGCCAAACCATCTGGCGATTTCGCTGTTGGAAAATTTGCGAGTCTCTAAAAACTGCGCATCCTGGTTACTTACACCAACCTCGTGATACTTCATACCCATGTCCATGACCATCAGCTTGCCTTTGTTCTTGGAAGATTGCGCTTCCTGTACCGATTCGCGGAAAGCGCGCTTCGATGCTGCATCTTTGAATTGTCCCGGATATTCTATCCATCCGCCGGTAGGCTTGGCATCGTTGGCAAAGAAGCGTGCGCCATAGTTTTGCGCAACCAAACCCAGCCCAAAAGATTCGCGCGCGCATTCAATCACTGAATAGCCAACAATGCCGTTTGAAGACAAGCCGCGAATATGCCACATGTTGCCACGCGGAACGATACGACTGCTGCCGTCTTGACTCATGACTCGATATCGGTAATCACCGTTATCCTGCTGTTCTATCGTCACCAGATCGGGATGGCGTGGCATGAGTTCCGTAATTTCACCTTTTAAATTAGCGGTGATTTCGTTGTAGCAATTACCGCGCAATTCGAGATGGCCTTGAATCATCTCTCGCCATTCCATGGCGTTCTGAAATTTGTTCGGGCGCACATTCAACAATTTTAATAATGGATGTTTAGTAATGCGCTTGCGCGTGCCGGCTTTATAAAAACGAATCGGCAACATACCCATATGGCCTGATACAAGACTGACGGCTCGAAACACGGCGGATAGCTGCATGGCTGAGCCAGCCGTGATGTTGATCCCTAAGCCGGTGGAATTAACTGGTGTAAACCAGAAATTTCCCCAGGCTGAACGATCTCCACCATCGGATGCGAATAAGCCGCTTATCCATTTCGGTAATTTCATTAGACCACCAATAATTCGTAATTTTCGTCAATGACGGTGTATTTGCTATTGCCTTCAACCATAGCGCGCGACATTGCGACAATCAGCGCTACGGCAGCATCGATTTTGTTTTGCGCTGCCTGCTTGCGCGGAAATATATTTTCGTTATGGTCCGACTTTACTTCAACGTTACTCATCATCCAGATGAAGGCCGGGTTGCCGTCGTGATGAAAGCGCGGCGGATCCGCGTCAATCAATGCGGCGATGAATTTCATCGGTTCGCTCAGGTAGCGAGTCTGCATCGGTATATCGACTACTTCGATGCCTTGGTTCGCCAGGTTTGAGCCCAGTTGCTGGCCGCCCCACTGGTCCTTGGCGACTTCACGTACATTGATTAGCTGTGTATCAGCCAATATTTCATTTTGTATATATTCAAGATCGATCATGTTGCCTGATGTTTCGATCAGGTGACCCGATTTAACCCAGCCTTGGTAATGCACGTTCTCCGCTTTTAGTACCGCTGACTCGGGTACAAAGTTATGCGAGAACGCATAAAAGTGATCAACGCCGTCAATGTCACGTTTGAACACGGGCACTTTGCTCGCAATGTCGGTGGTGGATGCCAGATCCAAACCGATAATGCATTCTTCCCCTGCAAAATCAAGCATTGACAACGACGGATCGCCGCATTGCTGCAAGTTGTAAAGATTGATCCATGGCGAAGCGGCTGCGCACCAGATGTTTAGATGCTTGGTCTTAAAAATATTCTGCTTGCGCGGATCAGCAACCGCATCTCGCTGCTGAAGCTTTAAAAATTCACCATCAACTGAAATGCCGAAGTTGGGATTGGCTTTAACAAGCGCTTCATCGCTGGTCCAATCATCATCCTCATCGATGCTAAAGATGATGCCAAAGCGTTGATCATTTTCGATCATGCCCTGCAATATCTTTTGCAGTTCTACCTGGTGCGTGTAGCACGGTCCTGATACGTTGGTGCCGGAAGTGGTAATCACCAGCATCAGAGGCTGCGATCTTGCCCCCATGCCTGTTTGCATGGTCTCGTACAGTTCAGGTGTTTTGTGTTCGTGATACTCATCCACGATTGCGCAGGATGGTGAAGCACCATCGCCCGGCTTGCCGATCACCGGCTCAAATTTGCTGTTGTTTTCTGTCACCGATAAATTGGAGACGTTGACTGTGATGCTGTACCGTTGGCGAAACTCAGGTACTGTCCCTGCCATCAGTCGCGCTGGCCTGAATACTTCCATTGCTTGATCTTGCGAAGTGGCACCGCTGTAAACTTCAGCGCCAAACTCGCCATCCACAGCAAACATATACAAGCCGATGATGCTGGCTATCGTGCTTTTTGCATTTTTACGTGGCACGAATAAATCAGCTACACGAAATCGGCGTTTGCACGTCGCACGATTTACCCAACCAAAGATGCTGGTCAGGATAAATATTTGCCAAGGCTCAAGCCGGATAAGTTTGCGTTGCGCAGCCCAGTCGCCTTTGATGTGCGGCATCAGTTCGGCAAAGCGGCAAACGCGCTCAGCAGGGAAATACTTTTTCCCCTGGGTATCTTCCAGTTCCGGATTGAATATATATTTCCAATGACCGACGTTCGATAAAGTCAGATCATTCAGATGCCTTTGTGCTGCCAGCTTTACCCATTTGCACGAAATAATACGGCCTTCAACTACATCGCGTGCGTACTGCGTAGCAATGTCGCCAAAGTTGAACTTTAAATCGCGTCCCATGAATTTTCACCGGATCCATCGAGCGCTAAGGTTTGCTGCCGGTTGTCGCTTGATTTAACTCTTGAGCGTGCGCTAGGGGACATGCCGAAACTTTGTAAATACCAGTGAACCTCTTGCGCTGCTCGGCGCTGCACTACCCAGTGATGCGAATAAACCAATGAACCATTCGGGCTGGGCACCATAATGCCATCGCCACCTGCCCAAACTTCTCCTTTTGCTTCGCAAGCAAGTCGATTTTCTTCAGCGATATCCATCGCCCGAGTCATCATCGTTTCAGCCCAAACCAATCGAGCCCAAGCTTGGCAATAAAGTGACAAGGCAGCGCGATCCAATTTGGAGATTAAGCCGTATTGTTCAAGCTCAGCCGATACGCGCTTCCATTCCTTCTTGGCTTCTGTCCATAAATGCCGCGGGCAGTTCGGAATCTCAACTTCTGGATTGAAATCATCTTGCAAATCAGATGGGGAAAGTTTGCTAGCGTTCCCGCGCAAATAATGAACATTGGCAGGAAGCTTTTGCGGCCCTCTTGATCCCATGTCTATTCTCCAAATGAAAATGGGCAACCCAAAACAGGATGCCCGCTATAAATTCTCTAAAGTGGAGACGTATCCACTTCGTTTTGCTACCCCCCCCCACCCCAATAACTCCCGCACGAAAAAATTTGGTTAACCAACCGGTCTCGGGTTTTGACTCGCTTGAGATTTTGAGCC